CTTCACTTAATTCAAAGCGAGTTCTTGGGTTTTTATAGAGCTCATAAGAGGTCTATGAAAACTTATCTGAAAAGAGATGTAAAAACATCGGATGATTCAGACGGTGTTTTAGGTACACGAGTTGGTAAATTAACGAGCGTTAGTCTAAAAAACAAACGTACGTTACTTTACACGTCGCGGCCGAATCCACTGGGTCTTTGTGTTCTTAGTGGCCTAACGGGCAACAAAGAATATAAGGATTTCACGACGAGGACGTATGCGAACAAGCTCCACAATTACCCTGACTGGCAATTAAGAATTGCCAGGAAACAGGATGCGACGACTCACATTGATTTATATGGATGTACCGAGATTCAAGACACAACATGTGGATTGATGTCAGACATTCAGATTAGTCAGTCGTGGTGTAAGAGTCATCCTGCCTCTAAAAGAGTAGTTGGTTGTCAAGGCCATTTAGCCAAGATACCGATTACTTTGGGGACCGGGGATTTTCGACCGTCGTTGAAATTAACGAAGCGTATACCGGATGCATTGATAGTGACAAGAGATAGGGCGTACAAGAAGGCTAGAGATAAATTCGATAGCCTAAATGAATCTACTATTCTCGCCACGTCTTTGCAGACGATAAACGGCATTCTTCATCCATTGCAAGGCATTCAAGATTTCCTCAAAAGTTTCACGCAGAAAGTCGTTAGAAGTAACGGCGGTAAGCGCAGGCGAGTCAAGGAGGTTGAGAAGGCTATTGCATCAACATGGATTGAATGGAACTTCGGATGGGCTCCGCTTCTAGCGGACCTAGATACTGCAACAGTTGAGTTTGAGAGGAAGCTTTTTAATCTAAATGAAGTCCGGACTACACATCGAAGTGTACTTCAGGAGCAGATAGAGTATGAGCAGAATGTCAAGCTCGGAAATTTGGCTATGAATATAGAGCAACGTGCTCTTATGTCAGAAACCTTATTTGTGAAAGTTGCAGTGAGTCAGTATTTGAATGAAACAGCCGCGGATAGACTTTCTAATCCGATAAATAAGCTGTATGAGTTTGTTCCCACAGTGTGGGAGGTCGTGCCGTGGTCGTTCTTTATTGATTATTTCATACCAATAGGGAACATGATAGACAATACTTTTGCTAGGAGATATCTTAGCTTACAGTATGCATATGAAACGGTAAAGCAAACGCTAGAAATTGATGTCAAGAACCTGCCTAGACCATTCACAGCGACGACACTTGTTGGTAAACATTTGTCGAGACTGCCGGTCCAAGGGAATTCAGGAAGCCTTAAGTTGAAGTTTGAATCTTGTACACGGACGCCCATCGATGTTGATCTAATAAGATTAGACACTCGTGTAAAGCTTCCCGACTACTGGAAACAGATTGCAAACATGGCCGCATTAAGAGTACAGCTGAAGGACCAGATTCGTAGAATTATTTCTCATTAACTTTAACATTGCAAGAGTCACATTATGACCTATCCCAACGACAATTTTAGTCTTACAGGACGCCCGGTAACCGGGTTGACCTCGCCAGTCTACACATGTACACTAGACGTAGGTCCGACAACTCGGTCTCGGCAACATGCCGTGACAAGTTTGGGTGGGACCCAAACTGGAGTAACGTCCCATACAGTTTCGTCCCCCTTCACCTTAACGATGAAGGTTCCAGAGAAACATAAACTTCTCGGGACGCCTAATCCGTCGACTGGAGTAATATCTTCTGTGCCGAAAAATACCACAAGTATTATCGCGCGCAAAGGTGTTATTCCCTCGATTGGTCAGAGTCCCTCCATTGCGACTGCTCGACTGGATATTGATATTCCAGCAGGGGCAGAGACAACGGATCTGGTTAATGTGAAGGCAATGCTCTCAGCGCTTGTCGGGTTGTTGGATACTTATATCAACGACTTGACAGGAACGCTGGAAAATGGAATTATTTAAATCCATTGCATTGGGATGTATGTGTATCAGTTTAATTTGTATTTTAGGTTTGCTGTTATATGTATTGATCCTTTAACGTTGTAAAATTAAAATGGGAGACGAAATGAGTATTGCTCTTTTGAAGAAAAAGATCCTAGACGATTTGCTACACCATGAACAAATGTTCTGGTATGAGAATGAGCATCAGTTTGACGATCCGTTGTCTTTTGCAATGACTAGCTTGTTAGCTAACATTGACAAAAAGTTTGTATCATCTATAAATGATGATGCAGATGACAAGGCGATCAAGAAGTTTTTAGCAGTGAACCAGCGTATGGAAGAGGTGAACTACAACACACCTTTTCGTATACGTGAAATTGAAGGGGAATTTACAAAGTTCCTCTTCGATTTCTGGAATCCATTATCTCAACAATTCGGGTTTGCAACCGATTTGATTGAGGATTCACGAGATCTTTATGATTTTGTGAAAATGGGACCAGGTTCATCTGTTGGCGCGTCAGATTGTGATTTCTATACGAAGATGTATGGAAGTGAAGATTTGATGGCGTCCAATTCTCATATTTTAGCAATGTTTCATAGATTTTTAGACCTCCATCCAGTAGAATCCGAAGCGTATAATAATCGCGTAGGTAAACTGGGGAATGAGGCGTCTCTAGGTATAAGTAAGTTACATGTGGTTCCCAAGAGGAAGGATATTTCTAGGTGTATAATGATTGAGCCGGCTTTAAATACGTTTTTTCAATTGGCATTCGGCCAAAAATTACGGATTAGATTAAAGCAGCTCAGCGGAATAGATTTAGAGTATCAACAGCAGTACAATAGGATTTTAGCGAAGTTCGCGAGTGAGACTAATATGTATAGTACGATAGACTTAGAGTCTGCGTCCGATACTATTAGCCTTGCGTTAGTCGAAAAGTACTTTCCTAAGAACTTTCAGATCTGGTTGCATAAATTGCGATCAACTGAATGTTCTCTTGGAGACGAAATTCACCCTTTAAATATGGTTTCGACCATGGGTAATGGTTTTACATTCCCACTTATGTCCACTATATTTACAGCTGTTGTTTTCTCCGTTTATAAGTATCTTGATTTAAAAATTATTAAAAACTCGTTGCAGGTTCAATTGAAGGGGCACAAGTGTTTACAAACACCTAGCCCTGGAAATTTTGCCGTTTTTGGAGATGACATTATATGTCACCGCCTAGCAACGCCGTTAGTTATGGAATTTCTAGAACATCTAGGATTCATAATTAATCGGAACAAGACCTTTACAGACGGAGACTTCCGCGAATCATGTGGAGCTGATTACCTTAACGGTGTCAGCACACGTCCTATCTTCGTTAAGAAGCTAGACGTGCCACAGGATTTTTATATAACTTTCAACCGCCTACTTATTTGGCAAACGGTGACAGGTATTCATTTACCTAGAACCAACACATATTTAAGGAAAGCGGTCCCATCGGCGAATTACGTGCCGCCTTACGAGAACGAAGATGCTGGGTTTTATTGCCCTAGTAGCTTTGGTCGTAAGGTTTATGATGAAAACGGATCCCGTGTATATACTAAAAGTGTATACAGTGGCGATTATATCACAGTCGGCGAGTCCTCTTTTATAGCCCAAAAGGCGAAGAAGAGAGACGGACCTAGTGATTCAGACAGAAGATTCGTAAAAAGAATCTTTAACCC